GTCCGTCGCTGTATTAGCACCAGTTAGTATTACTCCACCACCAGAAGCTGTGTTTAACTTGATTGGCATTACATAGCCTCCAGTTGCTCGTCAGTAGGTCTAGGCAATGTAGGATGCTCCCACTTGGCTATATAGTCACCACGACCATCAGAATCGTTTTGCAGGGTGATGACGGTGTGGAAATCACGGTCTGTGAGTTCAGGATATAGGGCTATGATTTTGTCGTATAGTGTCATGCTGCCCTCGCCATTGACGCTTGAAAATAAGTTGCGGTAAAACCTGTTTGCACGTTCAAATTACCACCAGATGATTGATACCCATAAAGCTCAACATAATCAGTTGAGCCATTTAAATAAACTAAAACTGAAACAACAGCAGATTGCCCAGAAGTACCAAAATAAACACCTCTCTTAAATTCACTTCCATTTTTATAAACTGATGCAATTGCAGAATTTGTGGCAGATGTATAGAAAACAGCACCATTTATTTGGTAATACCCTGCAACTGATGGGGTAAAACGATAGTTAGTAGTTGAGTCAAAATTGCTATTAGTATCAAACTCTTCAGTCTGCAACTGAATTTTAGTAAGAGTATTGTTTGATACGGTTTGCGTAGAACTCTGATAAGCACTAAACGCTGGCCCAGTACCAGCAACACCTGTCGCTAAATCAGCTTGCACAATGGTGGCATCAGGCAATCCACCTGCGGATAAACCTGTAATCGTGCCGCTACCGTTGATCGTTATTGGCATATCACACTATCGTCCAGTTAGCGCCAGAGGGGACAGTCACTGTCACACCACTAGCGACGGTTGTATTCTTACCGCTGATGCCTTCATAGCCTGTCGGAAAAGTCACCGACGTATTGATCGTCTGGTTGGTGAACAAAATACCATTCGACGCGCCTAGCTGCGTGGCGGTCAAGTCACCCAGCGAAGGGTTATAGGTCAGTTTGGTGCTTGATACCGTAGCCGTTGAAAACGTGCCTGAAGTCGCAGTTGCAAACGTCGGGTAATACGTTGCGTTGGTGCTCGTATCGTTAGCAATCGTAGTGCTGACAGGTGCTGCAGCCCACTTGATCCCTGTAGCTTCAGCTGAATCAGCGGTCAGCAAAAATCCATTAGTACCAACTGCCAGGCGGACATTATCCGAGCCGTTGCTGACGATCAAATCACCCTTAGTCGTCGTCGGCGACAGCGCATCAAATGCAGCAGTCTGTGTCGTCTGACCCGTACCACCATTAGCAATCGGCAGCGTGCCAGTAACTTGGGTAGTCAGGTCCACACCAGAGAGCGTGCCACCCAAGGTCAGACTGCCACTGGATGTGACCGTGCCAGAGAGGCTAATGCCATTGACCGTACCCGTACCACCAACACTGGTCACCGTGCCTGTGTACTGATCGTTCGAGGTAATCGTAAAGTTAGGGTAGGTGCCTGTGATAGCCGTTGTACCAGCGCCCGTCAAGGCGACCGTTTGGTCAGGTGCTGCATTAGTGATCGTAATTGACCCAGCGCCTTCTGTGATCGTGATGCCCGTGCCATCAGTCAGCGTATTTTTTTCCCACAAGCTGGTCGATGCGTTGTAAATCAGCACTTGACCATTGCTAGGCGATTGCGCTGAGACGTTGTGCAGCTCGTCCATCTCATAGCCATTCTGCACGCGCACGTACAGACGACCATTGCCCGCATTAGCCCGCTCAACCACGCCGATATAGACCAGATGGTTGGGTGCGTAAGGCTTCGTACTGGTCAACGTGCCGGCAGTTGCGCCCAAATAGAGCGTATCACCGGCTGTGTAGGCACTCAGATCGAGGCCATCTTGCACACCCTGGCACAAGATCATGCCTGCTTGGCCTGCAGCAATATTTTCCGCGCAAATACCCAGCGTTTTGGCTGAAGTCGCGTCACCCGTGTTGTACGCCAGCTTGACTGACACCCGGTCGCCTTGGGCTGCGTACATGTACACCGGCTGGCCCTTGGTGATCGTTACCGCCTCGTCATTCGTCGCGTAGGCATACAACGTTTGGCCAATATCCGCCGCGATGTTGGCGTTCAAGCCCACTGTCAACGTCTGTTGCGTCGAATCCCAGTACAGACGGCCTGCTGCGTTGGTGACGGTGGCGCCTGTGTCGAACTGGACGAAGTCCGGCGACGAGATGCCACCCGTGATGCCAGTCATCGACGTGATGTTGTCGTTGGCACCGGCAATCGCCCAGCTCTGATCAATCTTCTGCCAGGCGGTGCCGTTAAACAGCAGCCAATCACCCGCTTTCCAGTCGCTGATACCGTCCAAGGTAGTCGTACCATCGACCGATACCACGTAGTAGTAGCCGTTGGTGCCTACGCCGGAGGCCAAAGTTGGCGTGTTGGTAGACGCATTCCATGTGCCTTGGTAGTCCAAGCCGCCAGCCACGTCCGCCCATGACAATACCGACCCATTGGTGGTCAAAAACTTACCTGCATTGCCGGTCTGGCTGGGGATCAGATTGTTGATTTGCGTCTGGAGCGACGCCAGTGTGTCCAAGACATACTGCGAGGTGCCACCACCGTTGGTGATGACCTTGATTTTCTCAGCCAAGTCGGGAGCTACCACCTCACCGACGTTGATTTCCCGCCCGTTAGACAGACTGATGATGAGCGAACCATCAAAATCAATCTTGGCGTCGGTGACAGACACCCCATCCTTGCCATCGATGCCGTTGGCACCGTCTCGGCCGGCTGGACCTGCCGGTCCCGGTGCTCCATCACGGCCTGGACGGCCATCTTGACCGTCACGACCGTCCGATCCGTTGGCACCATCCCGTCCATCACGGATCGAATTGACCCGAGCGGTGATCTTATTGCCTAAATCATCGTACTTGGCACGAATATCCGCCTCGATCTTCTTCAAGGCATCCACCACCATGCCCACATTCTCGCTCACACGCTGTTTTTGCTTGCCGCGAGCCTCTTGCAGGGTGGCACGAACCGACTCCAGAACAGCTTTTTGCTGCTCTGGCGTCATATTTTGAAGAATCAGCTGTTTAGCGAGGCTTTCAACGTCCACCAGAGAGCTCCTTGGTCAGTTCTTCCAAGAAATCTTCTTCCATGCCGCTGATTTTGTTCTGCTTTTCCGCCATTTGCATCTCGACAATCTTCGATTTGTTCTTGATGTCGGCTTCTTTCAGCATCAATTCGGCGATCTTCACCCGTTTGTCAAACTCTCTAGACGCCATCTCGTCGTTAGTCGGCAGATTCTGCGTATTGGCCGCCATAATTTTGCTCTGCACCTCAATCGGCTTTAATTTCGTCTCGATTGTGGTGTTGATAGCCTCTGCCCGGTTGCGTTCAGCTTGCGTCTGGTTGACCGCAATCTGCGCTTGGGCTGCCTGCATGGCCAGCTGCTGCTGCATCATGGCCGCTTGCTGCGCTTCGGGGTTCGGTTGCGCCATCTGCGTCAGCGACTCCATTAGCTCCATGCGGTTCGACAAGCTACTGTTGGCAACAATACCCTTCAGAATCAGTGGCAGCACCGGTGTGTCGGGGCCAAGCGTCTGCAGCAAGGCGATGAACTGCGCCTGCTCGTACTCACGGGCGATGATGCCCAATGTCGCAGTTGGTACGAAGTTCAGATCAACCGACGGGTAGCGCTCGGGGTCAAACTGCATGTACCGAAACGCCGCTTTTTTGATAAACGGAATCAGGAAGTCTTCCTGGAAGTTCACCAGCGTGCGCTTGTATTTCTTGATGATGGTCGCCACAGCCATCGACATGCCCGCATTGCCGCCATCTCTGGCCACTTGGCTCACCATCCCTTGGCTATCCAAGGTGCCTGTGGCTTGCAAGAGCATGCGCTCGAACGCCTGCGCAGTCGTTAAGCTGCTGCCATCCGTCTGACCAAACTTGAACGGATACAAGATTTCGGATGGGTTGCCGTTGGTCATGAACGCCTTGCCCGGCCGCACCTCAAACTTGGCACCCCGTGGCAGACGGGTTGCGTCCATTGCCACCATAGGCACCGCAGTCAATGCCAGCGAGTCCAAGTGCGTCCTGACCTGCGCATCGATCGCCTTTTGCATGTTGTACGCTTTTTCCACCGTGCCACGGCCAGGCAGGCGGTTGGGCACCGTGTCGTCCTGATACGTCAATACCGGACGATCCTTCATCATGTACGGGTTCGCTTCGGCCTTCAGCAGCATGCCGTCGTTACCGATCACGATGATGGCTTCGACCATGTCGGAGTAGTCTTCCACAGGCGAGTCGTCGGGGAAGAGCTCAACCATCTCCTCGTCTTCGCTGTCCAACTTCTCCAGATATTCCTTGGGCACCAGACCATAGTAGGTCAGCAGTTTGACCTTCTCGTTCTGGTACTGGCTAACCTCTTGCGTGGGCTCTAAGTCCGTGTCGTCGTAGGTCGGCACGATGTTGACCTTGCGGTAGACACCCTTCTCAATGTTGGCCACCACCTTGTGGATTGACACGTACTTCTCGATCGCCACGCCCATGCAGTCGTCTACCGACGTGCCGTTGGGATCCCACAGGAAGTTTTTCGGATTCACCGGTATGGGCTTGACCGAGACGCGGTCCACTTCCTTAACACCAATAGCCGCTTGGCCTTGCATGCCAGGAATCGGCTGGGTCGCCGGGATGTATTCCTTCTCCATT